ACTGAAATAATTTCAACTACTACATTTTCTTGAGTATAGAGATTTCCACTATTAACTTTAACAAAGCCTGTTATTTGTCCAGTATTTGAAACTTCAGCAATATAATCAGCAAATCTTCCTTTACCTAATTTATCTGTAATTCTAATTTCTGGTGGAGATGAATAGTACTCACCAGCATTATCAATAGTAATACTTGTTATCTGTCCACTACTGACAACTGCTGTACCTTTTCCATTCCTACCAGATACAATATCTACAGTAGGAACTGCTGTATATTCACCAGGAGTATCAACAATAATAGATTCAACTACTTCACCAGCAAGTTTTGTCCTTGCAAGAGAAGGTATATTATTAATTAAAACGTATGGAGGTCTTTTGTACCCATCACCTCTTGTATCTATATCAATCTTCTGAATAGCACCATTAAGAACTACATCCTCATCTTTATATCCCATCAATGGTATTCCATTAATAGCAATACCAACATCTCTATACTTAGTCTCATATGTCTCAGTTACTGAGATAGGATGCTTTCTAATAATCTTTAAAAGTTTCTGATCTTGTGCATCAGTAGGTAATGTACCAATAGCATGTGATGGAAATCCAGAAGATGTAATATAATATCCTTCACCATCTTCAAAAATTGCCGATACGTTAGGATTGAGCTCTGGTATAGCAGCAGTACCACTACTAGTAATCCATCTTAAATTATTCTGTGTATCAACTATTCTAGTATCTGTTGTAGTAAATCCAGACTCAGAAATCTCTACCCTATCATTTTTATTAGAGTAAGGTGCTTCTACTTTATTCTCTAAATTGTATAAAACACCAAATATCAATAATTCTACACTATTACCAGAAACATTAGCACCATATGTTACAGAAGTACCAACAGGGTGTATTCCAGTACCAGTCCTAGTTTTAACTACAAATTGATTTACATTTTTATCATCATATGTTATAACTTCATCATCTAAACTGAACAATCCTTTCTTATTCCACGCCATTGTGGAAAACACATCAATTCTATCACCAATACCAGTATTAGCATCAACCTCCTTCGTTAATTTTGTTCTTGCTGCAATAGAAAAATTACCATTAACACTTGCTTCATTTAGAATAAGTTCATACAGTTCTTCACCATCAAACTTACCAGCATATCTAATATTATCAACTACAGCAGATGCATAGTCTCCATCTGTCTGTGTTATTTTCTTTCCAATAAGAGTATTAACATCACCAGATAAAACTTTTACTTTAAGTGAATAATTCTTTACCCAATTAGACTCTGATGCCTTTAAAGTATGATCTCGTGGATATGAAACTTCTGGTTCTTTATCAGTATCAATAAGACACTTAAATAAAAATTTAACTGAACTATCAGTTCCTTTTGATTGGTAAAAAGAACTTATGTGCTTAATAAGAGTTCTTTTATCAACACCTTCTTTAAGATATGCTTCTGGGAAATCAGCAAGGTATTGCTTTTCAAAACTTTTTACAAGAGCATATAAGAAGAGGTTACTTATGTTCTGTACAGTAGATCCAGACAAATGATCTGCTGCTTGTGTTGTAACAAATGTACTAGTACTATAAAGATCTCCAAGCTTTGTATTACCACTTACTCCACGACTAACTTCTAAAAACTCAGTGCTAGTCTTATTTCCATAGAAACATATTTCATCTTCTATTTTAATATACCCACTCGCAGGGAAAGAACTGGTATCAACAACAGTAATTGTATCAGCAGTAGATTGAACAAATGAAGTAACACTTGTTGTTTGATTTAATACGTTTTTCTCATAAAAATCAATATCAGCATAAGTTTGGATATTATTAATAATATCCAAAGGTTGTCCTTGAATTTCTAACTGCTCATAGTATTTTTGTATGAACTTGCTAAACAGTTCATACTCTTCATTGATAAAATCTGGCAGTTGTGACTCAATTAAAAATGAGACTTTATTCGCAGTTTTTGGCACTACTCTTCTTTATATGCAACGAATTTACTTTTTGACACATCTACATCTAAATATGCCTCACGCTTAACCTCAATATCTTTATTGGCAGGTTTGACTCGTAACTCAATACGGTTATCAGAGAATGTGCCTTTTAAGATTGTAAAGTTAAACATTTCAATTTCACCTTTCTCATAATCAACAGTTCCAACCGAATCATCTAGTAGGATCTTTTCACCAGTCAGGGAATCTAGTCTATATAGCACCAATTTGCCTTTTCTATCTTCAAGATATGAAGTATAGTTTGGATGTTCAAAGGTTGTCAATCCACTAGATGTAACAACAGGATTATCGCAATCTATAAGGAAAGGATTCTGATAACAGATTTCATAATATGCAGATGAATTAATCTGTGCTATAAAATCTTTTCTCATAATGATATTAGTTTCATTTGAATTGATAGAACGATCTGCACCATCAATGACACTAATAAACTTACTATATCTAAACTTACCATTGAACTTCTCTGTTCCTGATGATCTCAGATACTCCTGAATTGCAGAAGTTGATAAAGCTGCAATTTCAGCAGGTAACAATTTAGTCTTTGTAGAACTATAATATATGTCACTATTGATTTCTACAAATAATATAGATGGATCTACAAACTCAGGTCTAATTGAAGCAACTGTATACTTTTTAAGATTTGATGATAAATCATTTTTTGTAAACGCTGACAACGTAGTGGTATCAGTAGGTTTCACGGAAAGAAATACTTTACCATATGCAGGTGGTACTTGATCCTCACCACCAAACACAATCACATCACTGATTGCTGGATATAAGTTCCTAACTATAGATTTGTAATCATTTCCAGTTACTGCTCTATTTTGTGATCCAAAAAACTTAGGAGCATTAAACTTAATCTTATCAATACTCTCAATTGCTGCTCCACCACTAGCATTCTCTATAGTAGTTAAAGAAGTGACATTAAATGGATGAGAAATCTTATTTCCACTATCATCTCTCAAAACACCATTGAATCTAAATGTCTTTACTCCATTGGCAGCATCGCCATTTGTTGTTACGTAACTTATATCAACTACTTCACCATCTTCAAGCTTTCTACCAATAACACCATCACCAAAGAATAGTTCATACCCTTCATCTTCCGTTTCATTAATGAAGAAGACCTTATCTAAAGATCCTATCTCCAATATATTATTTGCTTGTTCGTATGTATCATAAACAGTTGAAGATCCTGATGCATACACACTCACTTTAATTGTGTTAGTATCAGCAGATGAATTATCAATTATAAATCTTTGATTTGATATTGAATTTTGAACAACAGTCCTTGTATTAATTAATGATCCTTCATATACAGGAACATTAGTCCAAGTCGCAACTTTATTAACAACTTCAGTTCTATAATCCTCTGCTACAACAAATCTATAAAGAGATCCATCATAGTTAGTAACAAATCCACTACCAGCCTCAAATACAACAGTATCTGGTGCAAGATTGCTAAAGGTTAAATTTAGATCAACTACTGCCTTTGAAGCAGTAATAGACTTGGGAGTGTAACCTAACTGCTTTGCCAGAGACACCACATTGTCCCTGAGAGTAGAGGAATCAAGGAACAGTTCATTCACTACCATATTGGTATTGAACGCTGTATAGTACGTATTATATGCTAATACATCAAGCATATTACTTAATACAGAACCTTCAAAGTCATAGTCTGTAAAGTCTGACTGTGCTCTCATGTATTCTTTGAGAGCTGTCTTAATGTCAGCGAAGTCTAAATTGTTTACTTGGGTATATGGCATTATCTCGTCCTTGCAAGGAAGAAGTCTACTGTGACTGGTGGATTATCTGTACCTCGTATTTCATATGTCATTTCAACATCAAATCCATTATCATCAAAGTTTGGAGAAGCTTCCAGACTCAATACTCCTATACGTGGTTCAAATTTCTTTATAGTTGATATTATATTATTCTGGATTGCTGCACCTGTAGCAAAATCCATAGGTTCAAATAAAAATTTTCTAAGATCACTGCCGTACTCTGGTTGATATACACGCTCACCCTTATTTGTTAGCAATAAATTTACAATTGACTGCTTAATAGCAGAAGCATCCCTACTAACAACTAAGTCATTAGTAACAGGATGCTTCTTAAAAGTAATATTAATGTCCTTAAAGGACAACGTGGCCGCCATTTACCGACAATATACGAAGTCAGTTTTATTTAGCGACTTTTATCCTACCTTGTAAAAGGTATACTTCAAAAATAACTCTTCTCCTTTCTTAATTGGTTTAATCGTCTTCATGTAATAGATCCTTCCCCATCCTTGGTCTTCATACCATTTCACGCAATTGGGGTCTTCAGAGTGATTTACGAACCCTCCTAGAGGCGTTCTCATTATATCATCATCTACTACCACGTGGGATACGCCAAGATACATCATAGCATCAATATCTTCTCTTGCAAAAAGACCTTGACCTGCTATAGGACTATCCTTTATATGTAACTCATTTGGTAGTGCTTGGTATGACATGTCGGAGTCTTCGGCGTTCGGGGGTCGGAGACCTCCTCTAGAATTGCTTCGGATGGGTTATCACGTCACCGTGTATCTCACCGATATCATCTATATGGGCATGATCAATGTCCACATGCAACTCTTTCTCAAAAGAATCAGCGATCCTCTCAAGAGCAGAGGCAATACGAGAAAGATCGTCACTCATTTTCCCTGACCCCTATATCTCTTTTTCGCTGCATTACGAGAAGTTGCTGCGAGCTTTGTATTCTTTGACTTACCTTGTCTAGTCACCTTTGCTGGAGGTGCTGTATGTTCATTGTTATTGTATAGTGCCATAATAATTCTAAGTTATCAATATTGTAGCATGAACTCCACGATCATGCAAGTACATTAAGAGATCCTGTTGCAATTGCACCAGCATCAACAGGATCTCCAATTCTTGCGATTGGTCTACCACCAACTAGTACTCTGGCGTTGCCACTAATAATAGGCATGGTATGTGATACGCAAACAGGAGGTATTCCTGATAAATGAGGTGCGGTAAGATCTCCTACTCCACACACAGGCTTACCATTCACTAATACTGTAAGGACACCTGGACCTGCTAATAATGCAGTAGCTTCGCATCCATGTCCTGTAGTAATAGAATCACCTACTCGTGCTACTCCTGACATTGCTTCAACTCCTCTACTGAATTATGTAGATAGTTAAGTGTCTCAGCAATCTTCTCATGAGTCTCCGACTTCGGACGCTTGTACATCAATTGAGGTGCTTCTAAGCGAGAAGTCCTCTGCTCTAGGTGTGTCAATCTGTCGGACAACTGTTGGAGTGACTCGCTCAACTGCTTTATGGTCAATTGGTTGTCTGCTCTCAACATCTCTTCCTGAGAATCTAAGGGCGGCTCCTGCTTCAAATCCATCACAAAATTCCTCAAAGTTATCTAATATTTCTTGGTAGTTCTTATTCATGAATAAAATCCTTTAAGTCTGGTGGTCCATCAGTTTTGTTGGAAGGTCTTCCGAATCTTACTGTTTCCTCCAATCTATATAACGCATCTTCCAGAGCTTTGATCCTGTTATCATCATCTTGGAGTTTCTCTGCAAGTTTCTCTATGTACGTTGCCATCCTGTTGATTTGTGCGTCATGTATATGCACAGCATACTTTGGATCTTCCATCAGTTGCTTGTGGGCGTTTTCTTGTTGCTCGTCTTTTTTAGTCATTTTTTTGCTGGAAAATTTTTTTCAAAATCAGGGTTTTGAATTTTCAATTTGGTAGAAATATTTATATGTCGTTGGGATACTTTTGTAGACTTGGATATGGTTAGGAGTCCCACTCGGCATCGCCCCACGCACCGCACCCACAAAAAAACCCTGTCATTTGGGACAGGGTGTGTTATACTGTTAATGTCTGTCGCTGATGTTCCAACTGTCGCCAGTTGGTGTGGGCAGTGGTTCAAAGTTTCTCGCTGCCATTGCTGCGAGTGCTGCCTGAACTGCTGGATCTTTCATCGCTGACTTGTTTACTAGGACTCTGCCATCGTAGATTGGTGTTAGATCTTTGTTGCATTTTGAAATCCTTTGTGTATGTTCTTATTATAGGGTGCTTTGTACCCTATGCGTGGCAAGTTGTGACACATATTAAATTGTCACAGTCCAGGTGGGAGAAGTTCGCACCTGATGCCAGCACCCTTATAAAATGTGATCATGTCCAAAGCTTTGGCATAAGTGTTGAACGTGATACGCCGAGGGTTGAACTGATCGTGATCAGTCCAATATCGGATGGCGGTTGAAGTAGAAGAGGTCATTAGTTAAAGACTGCGTTTGTTTGGACTGTGGAAATCAATACAGAATCCTGTCTGAATTGTTTCTTATATGCTGCTGCTATACAGTGCATAGAGAGGAGATGACCTTCAACCTCAGAGTCAGGACACTCAAGATAAAAAATCTTAGTGTTCTCAAGTTCACCTTTCCAGAGACCTTCGCCATCTATGAAAGTGCCATACTCAAAATGTGGCATGACCTCACGCTTGATAAAATCGTTCATCATGCTATCAGTTACAGTTCCGTTGTCTGGAATGTTGCGACCCATGATTAGTTCAAGTCTTTTCAAGTGTGCTCCTGTGTGGTGTACTCTTTAATTATACATGCCCCGAATGAGTTTGGGGGCATGTGTGTACCAGTTTGATTACTGGCATAGACTGTCAAAGAGTCTTTGTGCTTGTCTCTCTATAGCATCCAATGTGCCTAGAGTGTTATTAGTTAACCAATTTAATTCGTCTTCGGTTAACTTGTTGTGTACCCTGAAATTCTCCCATGCTTCGTCAAAGCATGTTTCAAGAATCATTTCGTTTTGCATTGTACTCATAATTACTGTCCGTTTAGAAATTCGTGGAGATCTTCAACATACTCATCGTATGTTGCGTTCGGATACCTGTTAAGGTAGAACTGTGGCACTTGCTTAAGTGGTTTGAGGTCGTGTACCTCTTGCTTAGTGTAGTGTGTTTTGTTCATATACACAGTATAGCAACCCTACTACCCCAAATAGGGTAATAGTGGACAGTTTGCTAACTGTCTGGATTATGGACAGGGAATGAAATTGTTTCCCCTACTTCTAGACCATACGTGGTAGTATTGACATTATCCACCAACTCATCCCAGAGCTCTTCGTCATATGCGAGAACCATTTCTTTTAATTCTTGTTGCATTAAATGGTCGCAATTGTCCGTCATCATCTCCTGTGCATATAATACGAGAGATTCTTCCGACATGTTATCCACCACGATTTCTACAAACTGCTCTGTGAGTTCGGTTCTTTGCTGTCGTGATAATGTCATGCGTTTTCCTTTA